ATTAAAGTTGTACGGAGTAAAATAATAAAATGGCACAAGAAACATTAAAAATTACGATAACCGCTGACAATAAACAAGCGGTTCAAAATATACAGGAAACTGTTACTGCCACATCACAACTAGGTACTGCTTTTAAGAAGATGCCAAATGCAAGTGGACAAGCAACAATGGCTTTGTCAAACTTGTCAAGGGTTGCTCAAGATGCTCCATACGGATTTATGGGTATTGCGAACAACATTAACCCATTATTAGAATCATTCCAAAGATTACAATCTTCAAGTGGCAGCACAGGAGCAGCATTGAAGGCAATGGGTTCTGCATTAATAGGACCAGCAGGTATTGGTTTGGCAGTTGGTGTTGTTTCATCCTTAATCGTTTCTTTTGGTGATGAGATTATAAATTTTGTGAGCCAAACATCTTCAGCAGATGCAGCATTGTCAAAGTTTAATACAACAATGTCAAAAGGTGTTGGTGAGGCTCAAGCGGAGATTGATAAACTTGTTATTTTAAATGGCATAGTTGATGATACTACAAGAAGCACAACTGAAAGAGAAAGAGCATTAGAACAATTAAAAAACACATATAAGGGTAATTTAGAATTACAAGCATTAGACATTCAGGATGGTGCTAAATTAAAAATAGTTATTGATAGCATTGCTGAATCGTTAAAGCGAAAGGCAATGGCTCAAGCATTTGCAACAGTTATAGCAGAAGAGGAAGCAAAGAAAGTAAGATTGCAAATTCAAAGTTTTGAGGAAATGCGAGGTAGTGTTGGCGGTGTTACAAAAGCATATGAATTTGTTAAGGCTGCAATAATGGGTGCTGGTTCTGCTATGTCAATTGTTGATTTAAATACAACATTAGCAAACAAAGCATTAAGTCAAAATGCTGAATCAATTAAAGATGTAGATGCAAATTTGCTTCAATTAAATACGCAATATAAGGCGGTAATAAGCGACCAAATTAAGTTTAATGATACTACTAATTTATCTACAAGTGCATTAAAGAAACAAACGGAAGCATTTGGTGCTTTATTGGCTTTAAGAAAATTATCTGCTCAAGAAATTGGACCAATTATTCCATTAGAAAGAAAAGCACCACCAGTTGCACCACCAGCACCACAAGGACTTTTGGGTCGTGGACCATCTCAAGCTATTGTTGAAGCTGCTGCAATTTCGGAGGCTGCAAGTGAACAAGCTAAATTTAATTATTTATTAAATGAGGCTGCTACAACTGCACAATTTATTGCTGATGGTGTTGGCAATATATTTCAATCACTTGCAAATGGTGAAAATATCGGAGAATCAGTTTTAAATGTATTTAAGGATTTAACTTTACAACTTGCTCAAATGGTTGTAAAAGCGTTATTATTTAAGGCTATTATGAGTGCATTAGGAATGGGCGGTGCAGCTGGAAGCACAACGGACTTAACAGGAGGATTGGTTGGTGGATTAGGTAAGTTATTAGGATTTACTCCAATGGCTGAAGGTGGAATAGTAAGCAAACCAACATTTGCAATGGTAGGTGAGGGTGGAGAAAGCGAAGCGGTTATGCCTTTGTCTAAATTAGATAGTATATTAAGTAGTGCATTTACAAGTGGTGCTAATTCAGGCGGTGCAATGTCAAGCGGAGGTTCATTTGTATTAAGAGGCAATGATTTGGTTTTAGCATTACAAAGGTCTAATTCATCATTAAATTTAAGGAGAGGTGGCATATAATTTAAAATACCAAATAACTGCTGCAACTAAAAACAATGAAGTTGCGGTTGTAGAAATGTATATTGATGAAGTAGTTGCTGCGGTAATTGAATATCCTGCAACTGCAATTCAGTTACAATACATCCCAAGAAGTGATGATATTTACGAACCTATTTATGCAAGTCAGTTAAATGTTAGTATTGATGTAACTGATGATGATGATAATATGCCTGACTTTACAACTTTGAACGATAGAAAATATTTAGTTAAGTTATTTATAGATGGTGTTATTTATTGGCAAGGTTGGGTTTTAAGTGATTTAGTTCAATACTCATTTACCACAGGTAGAAAAGAATTATCTTTTAATGCTATTGATGGACTTGGAATGTTAGATTATATTCCATTTACTTATGTTGAAACTAATGTGGCAGGTAACACTAAATTAAGCCCACAAAGCACACTTTATTTTTTATATTCTTGTTTGGCTAAAATAGGATTCCCAGTAGGATTGAATTTAATTACTGCTTGTTCTTATTATGCAGCTGGAATGGATAATCGTGGTGATGGTAGCGAATATGAACCATTTAATCAAAGTTATTTACGACCTGTTTACTTTCAAAATGATGATGAAACATACGAAACTTGTTTAATTGTTTTGACTAAAATATTAAAGTCATTTGGTTGCAAAATTTATCAAGCCAATGGGAAATGGATGATTGTAGCGGTTAATGAATTTGCTGCTGCTCCATACTTTGCTTACACTTACTTTACGGAATACGATGCAGATGGCTTATTAGTAGATTCAGGCACATTTAATACTTTAAGCGAAATACAACCATATACAGGAAATACAAGCGGTTTATACTTTACTAATAATAGCCAAATGAAGCTATTTAAGAAAGGTTATAACAATTTCAATTATAGATACGATATAAGTTACTCACCTAATTATATTTCAAATCCAAACCTAAAGAATTTAACGAGTGGATTTCCTACATTATGGAATAGTGGTATTCAAGGAACAGGTAGTAGTATTTCAATAGTAAATAAGCCATATGAGGCAAGTGATTGGTATGATATGACATTAGGAACGCCAGTTGGCGGTTCAGCATTTAGTGCTGTTAGTACGTTAATAGTTGGATATGTAACGGCTAATGATAAGATAAATTATACTCAAACTTTTTTTTCTCAAACTATTGATAAGGTTAGAGGTCAAATTAAAATAGAAATAACAGGATTAGGTAGTGGTGCTCCATCTTATTATATCAATATAGATGGTGTTTGGCAAAATGCTTCGGTATTACCTTATGATAATTACTATGAAGTTCCTTTGGTAGAGGAAAATAAAATAAATACAGTTACTTTAAATACCCCACCAATACCAATTAATGGAAGTTTAGATATTACTTATGCACTAACAAGTGATGTATTTAATTGTGCAACAAATGTAAAAGTTGGTTCATTTGGATTGACATTTACATCTCCTTTATCTTTGATTACATCTACTTCAATAATTGATGCAAATAATCAATATCAACTAGAAATGGATTTGCCTTTAGGTTATCCTATCTATGATGGAGATGGTGTTGATAGAGTTCAAGCAAATATGGCATACGGAACTATCCAACAATTAGTATCAGGTAACTTTGTATCTGCAACAGGATGGTATCGTTACGGACCTTATACAACCCCTACTGATGGTTTAAGCGAAACTATAATGAAGGAATACATAAACAATTATAGAAGGAACTTAATAAATGTTGATTGTAACTTATTTGGAATAACAACAACTAACGGCAATTTTGCTGCTAATAAGTTATTACAAATATTAGATACTGACCCAGCACAAATAAACATTGAAGATAATAGATATATGACAGGCAATATGACTATTGACATAGTAGGATGTGAAACTCAAGCTACTTTATTAGATATTTCTAATGAGGAACTTGCAAGTACAATAGAAACAATATTCACAGTAAACGGCGTACCTTTTAATTAATTAACTTTGCAATATGGCAACTCCAGTACAAGGCAACAATATAATTTTATACTACTTTGAACCACCTTCGATTACATATCCAGCAGGTAGGGATATTCCGTTTTCGTGTTCTACAAATTGCACATTTAGTGTAAGTGTTGACCAAAAAGAGGTAACAAGCCAAACGAGTGCGTGGTATAGAGAATACAAGAACGATACGGCAACTTGGAGTGTAACTTGTGATGGTCTTATAACTTTGGATGGTTATGGCTATTTATTTTTACTTGAGCAGCAACAAGACCGCACTACAATTTTAGTAAAGTTTGTTATTGACAACGGAGTTGATGGGTTGGTAGTAATTAGTGGGGATTGCAATTTGACAAGTTTACAAATTAACGCACCTTATAAGGACATTGCAACGTATAGTGTATCGTTACAGGGTACAGGTGCTTATGCAACAACAGGAACGGAAATTAATCCTGAAGGGGTTGTTATTGTTGCTGGAGGTGCGGTTTACACAAAGGGAACTATTGCAGCAGGTGGAGAAACAACTATTACTTATGGCGATATGATAGGCAAGGCTTGTCTTTATGTTTCTCGTGGTGGTATTGATGTTCAGGATATTTTAACGACAGGAACGGCAGTTGATGAGCAAGTAAAGTGGAATAGTACAACAGGGGTATTGACATTTGGAAGGGTATTAGAAAGTGGGGAGTTTATTAGGGCATTATTTCAATAATTTAGTTATAAATTAATATAAGATGGCAAATCAAATAGTTGTTTCAGCAGGTGCGAAAGTGAGGAATTTACAAGATGTAATTATTGGAACAAGTGGAGTATTGACTTCATTAGGATTTGATGTTGCTAATGGTGTACCAAGACTTGATGTCAATGGTAAGATATTAGTAAGTCAGTTACCTAACTCGGTTATGGAGTACAAAGGAACTTGGAATATTTCTACAAATACACCAACTTTAGTAAATGGCACAGGAAATCAAGGTGATGTATATTTAGTTGAAGGTGCAGCAGTAGGGGGAACTGCGTTTAATTTTGGGGCTGGTCCGATTACATTTTTCAACGGCGACCAAGCTATTTATTCAGGTTCTATTTGGCAAAGGGCTTCAGGTGCAACAGGTACAGTTACGAGTGTGGCGGTTACCGAAAGCGGAGATAGTTTAAATATTACAGGCTCACCCATTACTACAAGCGGAACGATTAACATCGGTTTCAACGGAACTAATTTACAATATGTAAACGGAGCAGGAAACTTAACAACCTTCCCTACATTAATCACTTCCATAGGTTTATCTATGCCGAGTGCTTTTAGTGTCGCAAATAGCCCCTTAACGGCTAATGGAACGATTGCAGTAACAGGAGCAGGAACAACTGCACAATACATAAGAGGTGATGGTAGTTTAGCTACTTTTCCAACGATTGCTACCGAAGCACAAAGATTAATTACGGAGGTTTATAACGAAACAGGTGCAACCTTAACAAAGGGAACAGTTGTTTATATCAATGGTGGTCAAGGCAACTTACCAACAGTTACAAAGGCTATTGCAACAGGAGATGCTACATCTGCTCAAACTTATGGTATTGTTCAAACGGACATTACTAATATGAATAACGGCTATGTGGTAGTTGTTGGTTCTTTAATGGATTTAGATACTCAAGC